TTCTTCGTTAACTTCATTCCATTTAAAACCTTCTTTTTCTAAATCACCTTTTAAAGCTTGATAGGCATCATAAGCATATGAAGCAGCTCCAACATAAGGAGCAGCTTTTAAACCAAGTTTTGCACCTGCTTTTACCAGGCCAAATGCGCCTGATAAGACGGCTTTTCGGGATACTCGTGCTTGTAATGTTACAGGTACAGTTGAGGTAGATCTAAAGCCTGTTGAAGCATCTCTTACATGTAAACTTTTATCAAATCTAGCTTGATATTCCTGCTCTATACCACCGCCTATTACTTTCCATGCTCTAAAGCCATTTTCATTAAATTCCTTAGTTAACGGATAACTTAGCTTGCCGTTTCTAACCTGTAAATCTGTAGCATAAGAATTAAAGCTGAATACAAACAGAAAAATTATTATTAAACCCCGTAACATTTATTTCGCCATTTCCTATACTGAAAACTGAATCATCTTTAAATAGAATTTCAAAACAGGATTTATCAAAAACAATTCTATTATAAAAATTCATACACTTATTCATTGAGAATTTTTTTAAATATTCAGTTTCTTTTAAAAATAAATAAAAAACATAAGATAAAGGTTTATCTAAATAGAGTTTAGATAGCTCATCCAATTCAAATTCAGAGATATAGAAAAAATCTTTTTCATTTTTGAGAAGCATAATACTAACTTTCGTAATGGTTGCAGAAAGTCGGGATTATATCGCCTCGTCATTTAAAAATCATCCAGCCCACCACGACCGGAACAAATACGCCGAGATAGAAATAAAAGTCCATCATGCGACTACCTCAATTTCTGCCATAACAGCTTCATCCCCCACACGGCAGCCATAATGGCGACCACAGACCAGCCTATATATGAACCGTCCCTCATGCTGTCTATCGGGTTACACTCAGGCAATTCAGCTTTTAAAATTTGTTCCCCATATTTCCAGCCAAACTTTGTAAAATTAAGCTGATAAAGCTTTCCATCATCGCCAATTTTGGGAGGCACTAAACTGAAATAGACGTTTTCAGCGTCTTGGCGGGTTGCATAACAGTTGTTTCCGACTTGATAGCCCATCAACAATCCTTATAGATATAAACGCCGTCGTCTTCATCTTCGCCTATACCGTTTGCAATCGTTTCGAACTCTTGTTCCTGTGCTTCAAGTTCCTGCTCTTCTGCTACGAGTTCTTCATAAACGGCTAAGGCTTCTTCCTGCGTTCGACGTCTGTCTTCACACTCTTCGTGTTCATCTGACGATTCTTCGGCTTCATGTGCTTTAATTTCAGCTTCGGCTTTTTCCAGTCGTATTTCGGCAAGTCTTAATCGGATTTCATCCAGCCTTTCCCGAATTTCTTCACGACGTTCTTTGCGTTCAGCCGCTGCTTTTGCCTTTCTGCCGTCGATAACGGAACGTATCAGGGCGATGCCTAAAAGTCCGCCATATGCCGACAAAACATAGCCGCCGATTTCTTTTATATCGGCAAGGCTGTATCCAAACTCTTTCGATAATGTGTCTAAAATCGACATCTCTATGCCCCTTTAAAATTCAGACGACCTTTGGCGGGTCGTCTGAAACTTTTGGATTAGCGCAATACGCGACGAATCAAAGTGATTGCGAAGATGGAAGCGATAATACCCAGTACGATTGCCGCAACTGACAGAGCATCGGTTTTAGCGGCAGCCAGGTCGGTTTTAACGCTTTCAGGTACTTCTGCCCATGCGTTAGTAGCGAAAGCCAGAGGAGCAGCGGCAACAACGGCCAGTTTTGCGCCGTATTTACGGCAATTGTTCATGAATTTCATGATGTTTTCCTTTAGTGAGTTAAACAAAATTGAATAGGTGCTTTTGCTATTATTCAGACCGCACCTGTAGCCTGAATTTTTAAAATTCTGATAAAAAGCTGAAGACAATAAAGTTTTCACCGATTTCGGATAACGCGGTTTCTACCGCTTCATTTCGGTCGTAGAAATAACCTGCTTCATTGACAAACGGTGTATGCCCCACATCACCCGTATCAGACGGATAAAGGAAGTCGCCCGTTTCCCGTGACTGAACAATGTAAACGCGGGTAATTGTCATGTTTTAGCCTTTGTTTGGTGATTTGGGCTGGAAGCCGAGAATTTTCAGTTTCTGGCTTTTACCGTTGGTAACGAGTTCAACCGTTAAAGCGGCTTCGAATGGGAATGAAATGCTTTTGAACTGTTCGAAGTTAACGGAGCCGCCATAATCGTATTCGGTAGCCGAACTACCTAATGCGTTGCCTTGGCTGCTGTCCAGAGGTGTAGACACGATGACGCGGCAATAGTCAAAGGTTTTACCGTCGATTTGGCCGTTAAAGCGTTTAACGCCCATGATTTGGCCTTGAATTTGCATTTGCATGATGTGTTTCCTTATCCAATACACTGCACTTGAAGGCGGCAGCGTTTTACCTTTTAAAATCTACATGCATATTGGTCATACATCAGATTCAAATAATCTTGTTCACGCTTGGCCTCAATGAGCTTCGTCATTTTGTTTTTCTCTTCAATGGCCATTTCAAGCAAAATTTGGGCGGATTCATTAAGCCATAAACTGCCTTCGGGCTTATCGTGTATGGCCGGTGCGTGGTTTTCGGTACATGAATACACTTCAAGGCTTAAGCGTTTGGGCAATAAGTCATGATCGGCTTCGAACATGGCTAAGATTTCCGAACGGTCTTTGTGCGGAAACATGGATTTCGCGGCATTGATGGCGCGGCCGACTTGGTTTTTCGCTACTTCGATGCAGCGTTCAAAGGTCAATTCAAGATTCTTTTTCACTGCTTCGATGCGTTTGGCTTTCTCTTGGAATTGGGCGCATACAGGGTATGCACCGCCGAAGTATTCACCCGGAACTGTCAATACTTCGAACGGAATCACAATATCCTTGGCTTTGAATTCAATTTCAAAACGCACCCACTGGCTTTCTTTGTCGCCAAGTTGCTTGCCTTTTTCGTAAACGCGAACGTATTTAGACGATTCACGGGAGCCTACATAGTAGGTTTTGCCCTTACCGTTGTTTGATTCCCAATCCGTACCGACTGATTCGCCATCGGGCATCATGTGATGATTGGTAAACTTACCGGCGAGCCGGTCGGCTTTGGCCTGTTCAGGCGTGTATTCGCCTTGAAAAAAATCTTTGGCAATGTCGATACGGGTAATTTTGGGACGTACAGCCTGTATGATGAAGTTATAAAGTCGTGATTCCCAACCGTCAGATGCTGCATTGCAACCTGTGGCAGTGACTTCAATCAGCATGGTATTGTTTTGCCCACCGAAATGAACGCGGCCATATTGGGCATTGTCTGTACCCATCAACCAGCAGGAATCATAAAAACGACCACCTGAATGCTTGGCTTTTTCGGTAATACCGAAACCAAAAATATCTGCCAGAACCATAGATGCGCGGACGATATATTCATCATCGGCAACCAATGGATAACCGGCGAGCAGGGAAAAGGTATCTTCGTGGATTGAAAAACTGATTTGGTCGATGAAAGCGGAATTGGCTTTGCCACGACGCAAAGGCACTTCAATCAGACGGCCTTTTGAATCAGTAAGAAACGTGGTGTATTTCTCAAAGGTTTCCTGTTCGGTACATGAAGCCGCTTCGGTTTCTGCTCCCCCCCTGTTAGATAAGGGGGGCGCCATCGGCGCGCGTGAATCCGCCTTTGGCGTGGCGCTTACGCTGCCACCGCCAAAGGCGGCTATACGCGCTTTTGTGTTCAGTTCCTTTTTCATTGGAGATGCTCCTTATCCATGATTCCACTTACATATAAACGGCCATATTCGTTAGCTGCGTTTTGTGCATGAAAAAGGTGATCTGGAGAAGAAATAGGGAAATTGATGGTTTTAAGACATTGTGTTCGTTGTTCGTCATCTTTGAAGATGCGCACAATGAAAGATTTTGGAAATGTTGGAGGTTCTGGATTGACTGTGTAGAAGACGATGCACATAAAAAAGCCCCTTTGTTAAAGGGGCTTTAGTTATGTTAAAAATGCCCCTGTAATAGGGCGCAATATATAAGGCCGTCTGAAAATCTGTTTTCA